GCCTTGACACACCTACAAGCTTGGCAATCTGATTGCCATTCATACCCTCCTCATGCAGTTCACGTATCCTTGCGGTACGCTTTGCACTCTCAGGGGGGTTAGGTGGTTGACATAATGCATCATACTCATCCTGTGTAAGATTAAGATTGAGTTGATATCTTATTGTTGAGATCGGTTGCAAGATTATATTGGATATCTGTGTTAGAGAATCACCTCTCTTGCGTAAATCTATGGCTTGCTCTAGCCAATAGGGGGATTTATTTCTTCTTGGCATCATTCTCCTCTGCTTGTCGCATAGCATTGTCAATGATGTCATCTAACTCAGCATTGGTAGCCGGTTTAGTTCCATTCATTTCGTATAGCTTTTCTTTTGCTCGCTTTAGTTCTTCTGCTTGCTTGACGACATTACGTGGGTCGCCTTCAAGTATGTCTTTGCCTGTTACATATCTGTCATGTGCATGTGCAAACCATCTAGGTGCAAACGTATCAAGATTATGCTTTGCTATAAGACCAACTAAATCCTCAAACCAAAGGACGTATTTGCGTACTGTGTTTAAACCTTCCTTCTCTATGTCAAATATCCAATGGCTTTCAGCTAGAGACCTCAAGTCCTCATCGCTTTGCAACTGCCTATACCTACCTGTTTGTACCATGTGATACACATTTGATGTGTCGCTAAACTTCTTGAACTCTTCACTCCTAAGTATAGGGTCATTAGCACGTTCTCTACCCACGATGATCACCTTCTTGGGTAGCACAACTATTTCTTTTTCTTTTCTATTGTCATAAGCACAGATGATATCTGTCTTGCGTACCATGCCTTGCAAGAGTATGTACTCGTTGTCTATAGCCATACGTAGTGCAAACTTCTCAGCTACACTTCTATCAGTAGTCCATGAACACCCTTGTTCGTTAAAGCTATGACACCCTCTAAATACTGCAAATTCATCAGGCAAACTAAGAAAGAAAGCCTTGTCGTCAGACTCAAGTGTGCCTAAACGATGCTCGCTTTGTAACATGTCGTAGTTGAAACCCATGTCATCATACTCAAACATATCATTAATTAAGTGCATGAAGTCAGATGGATTCTCAACTGAGTTCCAATACTGATGGAACATAGTCCAAAAGTTTACAGGCTCTACCTCTGTATACAAAGCATGTAGTGCCTCAATCCTGTAAGGCTTATCTACATACAACATTAACTCTGATATGTCCGCTAACTGTTCTTTTATTTTTTCTTTATTCATTTGTTTTCCTTGTTATCTATAGCATCATAAACTTGTTTAGCTATCACAATCCCCCACAAACAGTCAGTCTGTAAGGATTTGTGAAGCCATTCGTTTGCATTGTTTAAACGCTTCTCCCGCATCTGGTTCTGTTCGGGAGTTGTAAAGTCTATGTTAACTTTATGTGGCTTAATGTGCCACGTAGTTTTCTTTACAGACTGCATGACAATCTATCGTTAGTATCCAAAGCTTTCTGTAAGAAAGATATAAGCAAGTCTGCCTCACTTTGTAGATACTTCATAGCATCGTCATACGTCCACTCGCTAGGCATGTTGTCTTGGAATCCCTGACTCACATGCAAAGGTGCATCCTCAACCATGTCTAGGAACTTACGTATACCATCGGTATCTAAGTACCCCTCATCATCACACATAGGCAAGATATCATCCCACCACGATAGGTTCATCGCCCACAGTACGCTACCTGAGTTGTACGAATCACGAAAGTACACATCGCCTTGCTTGTATAAATCATCATACGCATCCATCATGTGTTTCTTTTGTGCCTCTGTAAGTTCCACATCGCTATTAGCTTTAGGAAAACTATCAAGTGTTTCCTTGTGGTCTGCATACTTCTTGTCGTATGCCTTCTCTAAATATACATCTGCTCCCATTACTTTTTCTCCTTTTGTTTTTTTAATTCATTAAGTTTAAGTTTTAATTCCCACCTCTTAGGCTTTTTCCTTTTGATACAATCATCAGGATTCTTCTGCCATGAGGCATAAGCTTTAGTCAAGTCCATCATCCCCCCTTAAATCATCACTATCTACTATCTCTTTAATCATATCTGCTAACCAAAATACAGAGCAGTTAGGATTATCTTCGTTAGCTTTCATAACGCTTTTGATTTCATCAATCATTTCTTGTTTATCCATTGTTTCTCTCCAATAGTTGTACACCCATCTTACGTAACATATCCATCACCATGTTATGTAATGCCATGTTAGGCTCATGTCGAAACACAAGTGTTTCATCGTTTAAACTGTCTCTTGCAGTCAATAGGATATCCCCATCGTTCTTGAATTCAACAGTCATAGTGAGTTCACCCTCCGGTATATTTTCATGCATACGCTTACTCCAATTCATAATTAATTAACACACTACATCTGCCCACAATCATGTCTCCAAACGCAGTACGTCCTGTTTTTTTAAGCCACTTATTCCATTTAATAGTAGCCATCTTATTGATTTCGTTTGTGTTATCAAACTTACCTTCTTCGTCTATGATCGCATGACATTCCTTGCCATCATGTATGACGTTAAGTACCTCAATCATTCCACTCTTAGTCCACGACTGCATCGTTTTTAAGTCCGGCTTTTTTTCGTACTCTACTATTTCAAAGAACACACCCTCATCATTAGGCACATCATTTATGTGCATCACATTATATGTATCACTCATTATCCACCTCCTCTAGTTCATCTTCATCCTCACCATATTCAAACTTGTCTATTTCATCCCAAACTTTTTGAATTAGATCATGTATTTTATGACCATCCTCTGAATCAAATACATAATCTGGTATTGCATAATCAAGTTCACTCATAGCTTTTCGCAAAGGTGATATTATTTTTTCCATACCATCACTCATTATCCACCTCCTAGTGCAGTATTTCTTCGTTGATAATACGCTCAGCTTGAGCATTGAAACTTTCATCGACTTCTTTATCAGACATCTTCACCATCTGTTCAGAATCAACTCTGTGTTGATTCCACTCTTCATACCAATCAAGCCTACCGCTTACATCTTCAAGCACGTCTTTGACCAAAGCTTTTTCTGTACGTAGCATCATGTG